CACCACCACCTCCACCTACATCTGTATAAGTTCCATTATCAGCAATACTAGAATCACCTATTGTAGATGCACTACTAAATTTAACTATTTGATTTACTGTACCTCCTACAGCTACTGATGTTCCAGATGAGCCAGATGTACCAGTGTTTCCACTTGTACCACTAGATGCTGATGTTCCTGAACTACCACTGGTTCCAGATGATCCAGACGTTCCAGAAGAGGCTGAAGAACCTGAAGTACCATTTGTACCAGCAGTACCAGATGTTCCAGAAGATCCAGAAGTACCATTTGTACCTGAAGTGCCATTTGTACCAGAGGTTCCTGTTGTACCAGAGGTTCCAGAACTACCATTACCACCTGTAGCTCCTGCTAAGTTCACAGTCCAACTTGTATACGTTCCTGAACCCACTGTACTAGTTGGTGCTCCAAAAATCAAAACTCCTGTTACAGAATCATAAGAAGTAACTGGAGAATTTTGATAATTTGATCCATCATATGAAATTAATATAGACTGTGGTGTTGTATATGCAAGACCTGTACCAACAGTTAATGTGCCACCAGCACCTAGTGTAAATGAGCTAACTGATGTTGTAGCATATCTATCTCCTGATAATCCTGAACTTGCAGAAGTTCCACTTGTACCAGCAGTACCAGTTAATCCAGATGTACCATTTGATCCATTACTTCCAGAAGAACCAGACGTACCAGCTGTACCAGATGTACCAGTGATTCCAGAACTACCATCAACTCCACTAGAACCATTTTTACCAGCAGTTCCTGAACTTCCAGAACTTCCTGAAGATCCAGAGGTTGCAGATGTTCCAGAAGAACCTGCTGTACCACTTGGACCAACAGAACCTGTAGCACCACTTGTACCACTAGAGCCAGAGCTACCAGAGGTTCCAGAAGAACCATTTTTACCACTAGATCCATTGGTTCCTGATGTACCATTTTTTCCACCACCACCACCTGTAATAGCATCATCAAGTTTTTCTAAAGCTGTAGTAAGATCATCACAAGTATTAACTCCTGAGTTAGGAAGATTAGGACCAACATAAATTGTATTATTACTATTATAAGGAGCATCTGCACAGCCTGTAGGACCACACCAGCAGCCCCAGCCACCAGTGCCTGCAGTGCCTGCAGTACTAAAAGTTTCAGTACATCCACAGCCACAACTAACAGCTATACCACCACAACAGCCACAGTTTTGGCTAGGATGGTAATATGCAGTGTAACATGGATCAGGAGTAGGAGAGCAAGACATTTATAGTTAGTTTAAATAGATTAAGGAATATACATAATATAATAAGCACCAATCACAGGTTGTATGTTTGCATGAGCTGTTCCACTTCCTGTAGATGTTACTGTAACACCTGTAGTTACATCAACGCTAAGACTTACAGTAGATGTTGCTGTTGTTCTATTATAAGGTGTTCTAGCATCATAAAGTTCACCATAAACTCCAGACTCGTTTTGATCAGCTTGTCCTTTTTGCCAAGAAATAGTATGACTATGAGGATTTGGAGAAACTGAAGCAGTAGATACAGCTACAGCACTATGTGAGTGAGCAGGAATTTGTGATGTAATCAAAGTTACAGTGTTTGCTCCTGCTGTGGTATACAAAGCATAGTTTGGATTGCCAGCATTGGCTGGATCTACAGCAGCATCTAATGGAGCACCTGGTACATTTTGAATAGCTCCTACAGCAGCACGTCCTCTTCTATCAGGAGTGCCATTAAGACCATTACATAAATATACTTGATAGAAGCCAAGTGCTGGAATACCCATACCTGTTCCATCAAAGTTTGTTAATGGTCCATAATATTCATAGGCTACATAAGGAACCATTTTTAAATTCTGTTGGATAGAAGAACCACCACCTTGACTAGCTATATAAGCAGCAATCAAAGCATCTAGGTCTGCTAGCTTAACATAGTTTGTATCTACATTAAGTTCAAGAGCATCTAGATCAGCTGCAACTGTACAAAGTTTATTTATAATAGCTTGGACAATATCATGAGTGTCAGAAGAAGCTGTTACTCCTGTAAGACATCCAATTGTATAGTTAGCATTTAAAATGGCTAATGTATTATCAATAGTAACAATACTATTGTGAGTATCACAAATAGCTCTTACAATTCCTGTAATTATAGTAGGAAGAGTGAATGTACTACCTCCAGGCAAGAATGTCTGCATGTAGTTACATAAGTAAATAGGACTTATGCTAATATTTATACCACTTCCATTCAAGAAAGAAATAGTTTTTTCTATCAAAGCAATCTCTACTTGGTATAAAGAATCACCAGCTTCAATGCCTACTGATTCATAAGTGTCTCCTGTATATCTGACACATTTATCAGACACTATGTCTACACATCCATTGTAACAACTATCGCAAGCCATAATATAATTTATTTATTAATTAGAATTTTAACCTTGCTTATAACCTGTGATGTAGTAGGTAAACAACACACCATAGCATAATCTGGATTACAAGATCTGTATTCTAATATACGTTTATAATTTAATAAATCTCCTATTACATCCCCAGGAATATAATTATTCATAGAGAATATAATATTGTTATACTGGCGAATTGCCCAGTAAGTTAGTCTTTCATCAATTTGTGTAAGGGTTGCTGAGATGCTACCATATATTACACAGTCTGTTAATCTTGGTGTAAGCATTCTTTATTCTTTTTGTAGCAGTTTTAAGTTTGTTGTTGCATGCTGAACATAGGCCATTAATTAATTGACAGCCACATCCTACCTTCATACCACATCCTCTACAGTTTGCCATATTAAGGAAAATTAATTATATAGTTGTTTCCTGTACAACCACATTGGTTTGCAATAAAATAATCTAATTGTCTGTTAGCTTGATTATACAATCTATTAGCTGCATCTATAGCACAGTTATTAGCTGCTGCTATAGATCCTTGGATCATATAATAAATACTATTTAAAACTACTTTTGCCTGAGTTCTGATAGCTGAATCACATTCCATCATATCTAACTTCATAAAAGCATTATCAAACTTTTCTTGAATAGCATTAGTACGCATTATGTTTTTTTCTACATAATTAACATTTGCAGGAGCCACTGAATATTTTAAGAAATATATACCATCAGGTAAAGGACTTATGGCAGGAAAAGCAGTTAAACCCAATATAATTGAGTTGTAAGTATTTATTTGTTGAACATTGAAAGGAATAGCTACAGGAACAGTATAACCAGGCACAGTAATTTGCATAGTAGGAGCACTAACACTTGGTGGAGCTGTATCATACACAGATGTATCAGCTATTGCTAATGTGCTAGTATCATACGTGTTAATTACTAAAAAATCTAATATCATGGTTTTTGATAATAAAAATGCCAGAGGACTTGAGAATATCCTCTCACCCTCTGGCATAGGTTAATATGATGCTACTTTTTTCTTAAGGGATCAAAGTAGTTGTTGTTGAAGTGCTAGGCCATACAGTAGTTGTAGTGCTAGTAGTAGTGATACAAGCTGTGTCACCTGCAACAGCTCCTAAACCAGCTACTAATATAGCTTCGATAGCAGATGTAGCATTTTCAGGAACAGCAATGATCACCATGCTATTTTCCATAATATAGTCACCCCATTGGTAAGCAGATCTATCATACTCATTGAATTGGATGTAATACAAATCATAGATTTGACCATCAGTTACCCAAGACTCAAAGTTCTCGTTGTAACCATTCATTCTGTATAAATGCTTTAAGTAACCAGCTTGGTAGCTATAGAAGTTCTTTTCTAATTGTTGAACTTCAGCAGAAGTACCAACAGCATAGTTAGAACGTTGAGTGATTACAGGTTGAGCAACTCTATTACAAGGATCGTCAACAATGAAGTCAGCAGTTGTAGCTGGGCCAGAGAAGATGAAAGTTCTAAAGTAGAATCTGTCATACTCAAAAGGGAATGCAGCAACATCACAAGGCTGTCCATAAGCAGTCAAAGGTTTACCAGTGATACGTAACAACGCACTTTGATCGTTACCAATTCTTTGGAATTGATAGAACTGAGTCAAATAAATGTTGTCTGGGTTATCACCAGGTGCATGTGATTCTAATTTAAGAATCAATTGGTCAATCAATGCAGGAACATCAGTATCTGTACAAGGATCTCCACCACAATCACAACAAGGTGCATTAACAGTTACACTACGAGTGAAACCATTGAAGTACAATGTGTTTAGATAGCTAGAGAAGCCACGTAATGTTAATGTAACAATTTCACCACATTTTACTGTGAAGTCAACTACATCAGTTACTTGATTTACAGGAGTAGGACATCCTAAAGATTTGTACCATTCTGTTACGTTAGTCTTACAAGAAGATCCACCAGGACATCCAGAGATTTTGTCTGAACGCTTAGAACCTTGTAAGTAGGTGTTAACTCTACCTTGAGCTACATAAAAATAAGGGGCAGCAGCAATGTTACCAGCTGTGGCAACACTATAGTCATTTAGGAATATTCCTACTTGACCTGCTGTTAAGTCTTGTGTTGATCCAGAGCTAGGTAATGTGTTTCCTACTGGTACAACAAAGAGGGTGGTTAGGGAAAAATCAGCCATTTTGCTTTATATTTAATTGTTAAAAATTATTCGTTTGTTTGTATTCTGTAAATTGAGCTTTGAACAGCACTTTGGTTTTCTGTATACATTGCCAAGTTTTGTACTGTCA